CGGTATTCCGCCCAGGCTTGCATCTGCCGCCGATAGGCCGCAGCATTAACTTCCTTTTCTTCTGCCAGCACCGCCAGGCGATCTTCAAAGTGTGTATTCAGTTCAAACTTTATCCTGTCAAGGTCATTTTCCCAGTGCTGGCGGATAATTCTGAACAATTTATTGAACTGCGCCTGGCTGCAAGGAAAGAACTGGTTATTGTAGATCGTCATCTGTCCATGCGGCAGCTTAAAATTCAAATTATTATAATTCATAACTATCCCCCTATTCCAAAGTGTTTTAGGCGCTTTTTCGCCAGGTCAATGTACCACTGGCGATCCAGCTGATCCGGTGTTTTCACATTGTCCACCGTGTCATTGAATATAAAGCAGTGATCCGGCGTGTCAGCGAACTTTTCAGGTTTCCCACGCTTCCCGCCGCATTTCAGGATCCGCCCGTCCATGAAGTCCCGTGAAGCAAACACCCTATAGGACTTATATGTGAAGCGTACCGTGTCCCTGTAATTGTAATAGGTCTTGATCACCCGCACCCCAGTGTGAACCACTTCCGGCTGGCCGTGTTCATGCTCCACATACTTGTACTTGTCCGATAGCTTCACAATTTTTTGGAACTGGATCAGGTCTGTGCAGTCATTGATGGTCTTTTCCACCGGCGTGCCGTGGGCCATATATTCCACCAGCGCAGTGTTCAGGATCGGCAGGTCATTGTCTATTCTGGAAAGTTCCTTCACATAGGCCCCTTTGCGCTCCACCTTGCCCTGGCTGTCAATCCACAGGTAGTTGTTCACATCTTTCTGGAAGATCTCTGCAATCGTGTCCAACCCCAGGCTGATGTTACACTGGGCCGTGCTGCACCTACATTCCCAGTCATAACAGATATTGTCCACCGCTTCAAAGGCCGCATCTGTGTCCGGTATCATAATGATCAGGCCGTCCGTGTTGGACTGGATAAGTTCAAAACCGGGCACAGCTTCCAGGTGTTCAATGAGATCCAGCAGCATCAGCTGGCCGTTGATACACATACAGTTGTTGTTCCTGGGATCAAAGGCCGGGTTCGTTTCGTCCTTCATAGCGCCAGAAAGTGCGTTCAGCAGCTTCTTATAGGGTGCCTGTTCTTTCTTCTTTCCTGCGGCTTTCAGCGCCATTCTGGTGTCATACACATTCTTGTACTGTTCAGGGTGCTGTGCCGCCCGTGTGATCAGGTTCCAGGCGATCAGCATGGAAGGATAGTATGATCCCACATCAACATGAAGGATCAGGCCCTTCCGGTGTACCGGCTTTTCCGGCGCTCCATGCAGGCCGCCAAAACCAAAGGTGTGCGGGATTCCCGCCA